AAAAAGATACAAGAACTCTTCTCCTGATTTTGAATCAAATGCAAACTGAGTGAAATTCCTACTTAATCTAGGTCTCTCATCATCCCCACCATAATATTCTGGTTGTGGGTCACGTTTGACGAACTCTTGCTTTTCATAGTCATATTCATTATCTGACCAACAAGATGACATATTGCCACCATCTATCAACTCGGCAACTTTCTCTTTTGTTTCATAACGTGTTTTTAGAACCACACCTAACCACTCAGGATAACCATCCCAATGATGATATGCTGAGAGAATTGTACCATCTTCAAGTTTAATTCCGATTCTTGATCTTGTTGACATTTAATAAAGGGGGATAAATTGGGTGCGAGAAACAAAATATACCGTCACAACTATACTAGTTGTGTCTTTAGTCATCTAATGACTTAGTATGTTTGTTTCCCTGTACTAATTATAGCAATAAAAAAACCCCTGTAAAGGGGCTGTGTGACACTAATTTAACTGTCACATAGGAATAAGTTTCTGTGGATGTGCCATAATACATTATAACGATTAGATGGCTTCTTCTTCCCTTCCCTTTGGAAGTGAAATAAAGACTTACCATTTAATTTTAGATGTATTCCACCCTTCAAAAATGTCCACTCTGCATCTTTTACTCTGTCCATGATCTCATTATAGGTCAATTCATATTCTACATCATTCTTAATGTCATTGTATATTACATGAGTGATGTTGAATCCATTACGAATTATCAAATCAACTACCTTGAATTTATTTTTCTCTAAGAATACACAAAATTCTGCAAGATATTTACCATCAATTTGATTTGTGTGGTATCTGTCTTTACCATTGTTATTAATCGTAGAGTTACCACAAAATAATTCTATAAACTTTCTTGAGTCATCATCTATATCAAGTACCTCACAAAAATGTTTCTGTGTAGTTAAGTGTACTTGGGTTGATGAACCACTTGCATTTTTGATACTCTTATTTACTGTTCCGTCAGAGCCGTCTATCTTAGTACGAGAACCACCGATCTGTTTTAGACCATGTGCATCACAAATATTCTTCTCCTTTATATCAGAATATTCTTCTCTGATCTTATATCCTTGAGATGCTGTGAGTGGCATGAATTTTTGTATATCTACATCTAATATACTGTATATTTCTGCTTATGGCAATTCCATATGACACTTTCTTTAGTGTCCTCCTGTGACTTGAAATAGTCACTATTACACCTATAGTGTATTTCTAACTGTTTACACTTTGGATAGATGTATGGTTCTTTTTTTAAAGGTTTCGAGTATTCTCTGAGTGGATTTCGTTGGATTAAAATGTGATCGTATTTGTCTGGGGTCATAAAGTGAATATATTGCACTTTATTTAGACAAGTTAATCGTCATAAACTAGACACTCAGGCTCATCAGGGTGCATTTCGCAAAACAACTCTAGTACATTAGGGTCATGATGATCTCCTGCTTCAATCTCGTCATGATGATGCTCGGCATAAACTTCGAGTTCGTGTAACTCTTCCTTATAATGCCTTCTAGCGGCTGATGAGATAGTAGGGTCTGTTAACAAATCCTTATCCTTTTGGATATGATCTTCTATGGTTTTCATAGTGTCTCCTCCTGTTACAATACTATTTATTTGACAAGTACTTTTGTATTGCCAATAAGGTTTCGAGTGGTATCCAAGTTGGTTTTTCATCCTCAAATTGAACCTCGACTTCAGTATAAGTTTCTCGATGAAAAATACTGTAACTCTCTCTAGTGTTTTTAACTACACTAAAAGGACTAATCATTCGGATGCTCTCCACTCTTTTCTCATTTTAACATATATATCGTTTCTCGCCACAATATCTCGTACTCTCTTGAATATTGTTGCGGAATGAGAATATTTACTCGTTGCGTGGTCTTTTTCCTGTGGTAGTATATCTCTCGTACCCTTCTTATACTTTCTTCCTGAGTTATGATTTGCATATCGTCTTGCTCTCGTGAATCCCATTTCTAAAAACTTGCGACACATATCCATGCCAATAAAGTCTTTCTCATCACGATAGTCAAGATACATTGCGAATATCTTATTAGATGATTTTATGGCCTCGTCAGGGGTCTTAAATCTCCAATAATTACAAATATCGTTAGTATAAGGGCGAACCAATAGAACTCCTTGCTCTCCCCTTCCAATACGATAAAGTTTACGATTTCTCTGATCTTTAAAATCAATGTTCTTGTAATCAAGTTCATAATCAAATTCTTTCATTATGTAAAGATAGATGTTGTGTTGTTTTCTTTAAATTCTTTTCCCCACTCCTTGAGAACATTTAATTTCTCTGTTTCGATTTCATCACTTTCATCAGCATTTGTATGATGTGTAACCTCTTTAAGAGTCTTAAGATACTCCAAAACATGAGCCCTTATCTCCATCAGTTCATCATAACAACCCTGATTATATGCACATCCACGCAAATCGTGGTCGGGTTTTAATACTGACTCTGTAAATAATGATAATGCTCTATCATATTTGATAGCTGGGGATTCGCTCCCTACTGATGCTTGATCTTTCATGAGACTATGGAATTTGGACTATTTATAGAACAGCAGTTACACTAACGACTCTTGCGTTAGGATTTCTTGCAAGTGCAACCTGTCTTGCTTCATCATAATTCTTTGCATAGACCTCTTCTTTAAAGACTCGACCTGCAACATAGAGTTCAACTTTGTGTTTCATAATATTTGTAACTTATTATTATAATAGCATAAAATTTATGCTTTGCCACTCTCTTGTGACAGTTTATGATCTGACTACTGAAATGGCTGGTTTGCCCTGCTTGAATACAGTATCAACTACTGCTTGAACACTCTTAGATGTGCTGATACCGACCTTATCATAGACAGGAACACAAATCAATCCGAATGTCTTTGAAGCATCGCCCTTACGAATAACTCGACCAATAGATTGACTAATACCTATGAAGTCCATCTTTCTCATGAATAAGACCGCTTCAAGACCCTTGACATTGATACCCTCTGAAAGTATGCTATGATGTGCAACTACAAATCTACGATATGGGTCTTGACCCCAACTGTTAAGAGTATTGAAAAATGTTTCTCTATCAACTTTCTTACCATTGATAACACCACCTGTCTTTGCTGTAATAAACATCCATGAGTATCCACGATTCTCTAGTTCCATGATGAAGTTTGACTCTGAGAATAAGCGAACAATTTGCTTTGTTGATCTTGCACAAATCAAACTCTTGTTGATGTCATTGTCATCAAGTGTCTCAAGTAGATGCTGTGAGTCTCTCTCAGCAACCTCTTGCTTGTCCTCAAGGATGTTGAACTTCTTGATCTTAACTTTAGGGGGTAAAATATATCCCTGTCTGACTAACTTAGGGGCTCCAACATTACAAATAACACCACCAAATATATCTGTGTCATTCATACCAGTTTTGAAAGGTGTGAAAGAATGTTTTGGTGTTGCTGTAAAGAAATAGTTGCGAACCACATACATTGAATGATGCTCAACTGCTTCAATAAAGTTCTTTTGAACTGCATTGTGAGCCTCATCAAAATATACAGTATCAGGCAACATTGCAGTTGCATCCTGTATCTTGTGTAGAGAATGATAAGTAGTGAATATGAGTTGATGTTTTTTACTTGCCCAATACCACTCCTCAATTACTTTAGACTTAGTTGTACTGGTATGATGTGTCTCTCCACTATGAACATGAAGTACATCAACATCATCAATGAACTCAAGGAACTCTTCACACAACTGATTTGCCAATAGAATACGAGGTGCGACTACCACAATAGTTTTGAGTCTATCACTCTTGAATTGCTCAATGGCATCATGTATCATGCAAATCGTCTTGCCACCACCAGTAGGAACAATCACTTGTCCTTTGTCATGTCGTGACATTGCTTGAATGGCTTTCTCTTGGTGGGGTCTTAGTTGCATCAAAATCCTTTAGATATACCTATTATATCAAAGGAAATTCATTTTGGGAAGTCTATGTGTCAGTTTTAGAACTGTCTCCAATACTTTTGATCGACATATCCATTTGTAAAGTGTAGATGTTCTTCTTTTAATATTAATGTGATGTCACCCACGATTGCCAACCTCTCACCTTTGAAATCTGATACTACTGACTCCGTACCATGCAACACACCACTTGGAAATAGAATGACACATCCTTCCTGTGGGTTCAAATAGAATGTATTTGAGTTCAGTAAATTATATTCCTCAACCATATTCATATCAGCAATGCCCTTGT